TTTCATATCATTTACAATTTCTTTGTAAATGTCTTCGGCTTTTTTATTTAATTCACTATGTTTTGAACGGTTCGCGTAACCTTTCATTTGATCCACCAATTTTTCATCCGACCAGTCATCAATATTTTTTTCAATATCCTTAATTTTTGAATAAGTTTTAATAAAGTTTTTTACTTTATTTTTCAATTCAGAATTTTTTATTGAGATATTTTTTTTATCTCTACCGAATCTCTCAATTAAAGATTTCATTTGTGACTCAGTTAAATTAGCAACAAAAGCGGATGATAGTCCGCTTTCTAATAACATTTGTATGTCTTTCTTAGTTCTCATATATCATTTTTTTTTCAAACTCAAGAACAATATCTCGTTCATATAATTTATCTTTTACTTCTTGTTCAGATTCACCGAATTTAAAAACAAGTCGTTTTGTAACAGAAAAATCAATATTATCATTTTCTTTTTCCCAACCCAAAGATAGAACACCATCCATTGAATCTAACATTGAGAATACATCCGAATCTTGGACTAAATCCAAACTAATTTCACCATTTGTTAATACACCTACTTTTTTTATGTATTCAACATCAGGTGGAGTTGGATATCCATTTGCCGGTTTTGATTCCCAATTATCTCCCCAAACTTCTAACGTCTCTGAAAAAATAAATTCATAAATGTTGTCACCCTTATAATTGGGTCCCATGCCATTTATATAAATTAATTTATTCACAAAATATTTCCGTTTGGTGTTATTTTTGTTTCGGTGATTCCGTCATTAAAAATCAAGTTTTTTTTGTTAGTAACACCAAGTAACGAAGCTTTTGGATTTTTTTCCATGAATTTCAATGCCATTCTTTCTTGTTTGATTGTTTCAGATAACCTTCTTACTTCTGATTTATCAAACTCAACCATTTCTCTCAATGTTCTTTTACGACTTTCTTTTCTAATCTCATCTTCTTCATTAGTATCAAAATATTTTGAAATAATTTTATCTATTTTCGATTCACCAAATGTTCCGTGTGTTAAATGTGGGTAAGATCTTTGTTTCAATTTTGCGCCATGTCTTGGGTACTCTTCGAAATCATCCTCCATTGAATCAAAACCTGTATTCAATTCCCTTCTCATATTAGATGCGTAAGCTGATGGTATTTTTTCATTAAGAGCATCTTCTAAACTCATCATTTCTTTCATTTCACCTGTTTCGTCAGGTAAAGATAGTTCCTCGGATCCTCCCATTTCTGAACCTTCTTCAGATGATGGTTCTTCTTGACCCATACCCGGTTCTTCACCCATATTATCCTCATCTTCTTCAACTCCCTCTAAACGATTCATAATTTCTTCAATATCATCGTCATTTAATGTACTTAAATCTAAAGCGGATAAAATAGAATTTATTACATATTTCACATCGTCCCCAATCATATCTTCTTCATCACTATTATTGAAGTTTCTGATTTTTTGTGCCAATTTACCTGTTAATTTTTGAATTACTTTCATAGTTACAGGCTCATCGTCTCCTTCTTCATCTACATCATCAACATCATCCACATTTGGTTCTACCTCATCAGCGGATAAATCAGGTGACGGAATTTCTTCAGGTGCGACAGGAGCGGGAGCGGCAGGTGCCGGAGCGGGTACTGCGGGAGCCGGAGCTGGTGCCGGAGCTGCGGTTGCCTGTTCATCAAGTTCAATGTCATTCGACATCATTTCATTTGTATTTTTTCTTTTGAGAATATATTTTTTACTTTCATTAAACAATGAAGTTCCTTCTTCGTTTTCATATAAAGTGTTAAATTCTTTAGCCATTAAATTCATTCTTTTAAAGGCTTGGGAATATGATGAAAAATATTGTCTGTTTTTCATAGGAGCAATATAATCGCTTTCTGATTCATTAATAGTTTTCTTTATAATATACCCTGCCTTTTCTTTAACAATTTGATATCTATTACCATCCGCTAAATCAATAGAATATTCTGTAGATTTAGATTCATTAACAGGATTTGGTGTATTTTCGTTGTAACGAGAAATTTCAATAATTCTTCTAATTTTATCCATTCCTTGTAGTTTTTCACTACCAATTGGTCTTAAGTTTCCCATTTTTTTGTTTTTTTAAAAATATTATTTTTATTATAAATATATTAATACTTATG